ATGTTTAAAAAATTAATTGAGTTACGCCAACAAAAGGCAGAAAAAGTCGCAGAAATGCGTTCAATGCTTGAAAAAGCAGAAAAAGAAAATCGATCATTAAATGAATCTGAATCGGTGGAATTTGAAAAGCTAAAAGATTCAAGCAAGCAGATTAGTGCAGAAATCAGTAAATATGAAACTGTAACAGATGAAGAGCGTAGCCTTGAAGGCAATGTTAGTCCTGTAGAGCAACGTGGTGCTAAACAATTTTCAAATGATGAATTGCGCCATTATGTTAAAACTGGTGAACTTCGCAATTTAACTACTGGTAATGGTGAAGATGGTGGATATTCAGTTATCCCACAGTTAGACAAAGATGTAATGAAACGCTTAACAGACGATAGCGTAATGCGTCAACTTTGTAACGTAGTACGCTTACCGGTTGGAGCGAAAGAATACAAAAAATTAGTATCGGCTGGCGGCGCAGCAGTAGAACACGGAACAGAAGGCACAGCACGCAACGGCACAGCAAGCCCGAAACTTCATGAAGTAACGATCGCTTTGAATTCAATCTATGCTTATCCTAAGACTACACAAGAAATCTTAGACTTCTCAAGCATTGATGTTTTAGGTTGGCTAACTGATGAAATTTCTGAAACCTTCACAGAAACAGAAGAAACAGATTTAACTTCCGGTGATGGTAACAAGAAATCAAAAGGCTTCTTAACCTACCAACGCACAACCGAAGATGACAAAGTTCGCCAATTCGGCAAACTTCAAAAAATTGAAGTGGCAGGCGTAGCGAAGATTGATGCAGATACTTTAATCGATGCGTTCTATACACTTCATAGTAAATACCGTAAAAATGCGGTTTGGGTGATGTCATCAACGATTGCTGCAGCATTACAAAAACTTAAAAACAAAAACGGAGATTATATCTGGCGCGATGGTTTAACAGCTGATGCCCCAGCAACATTATTAGGTCGTCCAGTCCACTTCTTAGAAACAATGCCGACAGGTGGAGCAAATAAAGCAGTAATTGCCTTCGGTGACTTCAAACGCGGATATTTCATTATAGATCACGAAACAGGCGTGCGAACCCGTCCGGACAACTTAACCGAGCCAGGATTCTACAAAGTACACACCGATAAATATTTAGGTGGTGGCGTAGTAGATTCAAATGCTATCAAAGTGATTGAGACAACAGCATAAATCATAGAGGGGCGAAAGCCCCTTTTTTTGCTTAATAGGTGAAATATGAATAAAGAATTTGAAATCCGCTCCGCAACACTTTCTACCGATGAAGAAAATCAAAAGCTAGTTGGTTATGTAGTGAAATGGAATAGCCCTTCACAAGTGCTTTATTGTGATTTTTTGGAATCCTTTGCGCCTAAAGCATTCAGTGAAAGTTTAGCCAGTGGCGAAGATGTTCGTGCACTCTTTGAACACGACTACACCAAGTTACTCGGTCGCACCAGTGCGGGAACATTAAAGCTAGAAGAAGATTCAATCGGCTTGCGCTTTGAACTCACCCCGCCCAATACAACCATTGGGAAAGATTTATTGGTGAGCGTCTCGCGTGGTGATATTACAGGCATGTCCTTTGGATTTAGAGCCAGTCAAGAAGAATGGGATTTTGATGTAGAGCCTTGCCAACGAACCGTACAAAAAGCCGAACTCTTTGAAGTTACCGTAACAAGCATTCCCGCCTATCCTGAAAGTAGCGTAGAAATTGCTAAACGTTCGATGGTCGCTGCCAAAGAAAAAACACAAGAACATTCTACCGCACTTTTGAAACAGTGGCTTGATGTGATGGAGTCTTAATATGTGGAATCCTTTTAGACGAAAAGAGCAACGTAGCGAGCCAACCACAATAGAAGAGCTTTTATCTTACATGGGCGTAAACAATACAGGCGCGGGCGAATTTGTCAGTCCACAAACTGCAGAATCGTTACCTGCCGTGATGAATGCCGTTACAGTCATTTCAGAGGCGGTCGCATCAATGCCTTGTTATCTATACGCACTAAAAGAAGATGGCCGAGAAAGAATTTATCGTCATCCTGTTGAATATCTTCTTAATGAAATGCCAAACCGCAGCCAAACACCGTATCAATTCAAAAATACGATGATGCGCCATTGTTTGCTAAATGGTAACGCTTATGCCGTGATTGAGTGGAATAACAAAGGCGAACCAATAAGCCTTACTCCTTATCAACCAAGTGCGGTAAATATCTTCCGTAAAGTAACGGGTGAATATATTTATCAAATCACAGACTTAAACGGGGTAACAAAAAACTATCTTCAAGATGAGATTTTACATTTACGCCATAGTTCTATTGATGGATTTATGGGGCGTTCTCCGATAACAGTTTGCCGTGAAACGGTGGGATTAGGTTTGGCCCAACAACGCCATGGCGCAGCCATTATGAAAAACGGATTGATGGCAAGCGGGCTTATCTCAACGGCTGAATGGTTAGATGATGCAAAAGCGCAGAAAGCCGTCAAAGCTCTTGAACGTTACAAGGGTGCGAAGAATGCAGGTAAAACCCCTATTCTTGAAGGCTCAATGGAATATAAACAATTAGGCATGACAAACCAAGATGCAGAATGGTTAGCCAGTCGCACGTTTACCATTTTCGATATAGCCCGAATCTACAATATTAGCCCGATTTTCTTACAAGACTACTCGAATAGTAGCTATGCGAATTTCAGTGAGGCAAGCCGCGCATTTCTTTCTCAAACCTTACGCCCTTGGCTTACTAACTTTGAGCAACAACTCAAAGATGCCTTGATGATTGATTTAGGCAGCAACACCAATAAACGTTACTTAATCGAATTTGATACAAGCGACTTATTGCGCACCAGTCAAAGCGAACGTTTTAGTAGTTATGATGTAGCAATCAAAGCGGGAGTGATGTCTCCAAATGAAGTTCGCCGCCGTGAAGGTTTACCGCCTTATGAAGGTGGAGATGAATTTAGCCAGGCTTGGAAACAAACCGTAGAAGTTAAACGCGGTGATGAACAAGAACAGGGGGCAAGCAATGGCAGTGATGCTTAAGGCTGGGAAATATAACAAGGTCATCACCATTGAGGCGAGAAACTATCCCCGAGAGCGAGAAACCAATCTACACGGTGAACACAAAGCATTTTGGAAACATATCGCAACCGTCCGCGCCAGTGTAGAACCATTGCAAGGGCGAGAGTATTTTAGCGGCCCGTTTCAAATGGGTGAAAACATCATCCGCATTCGCATTCGCTACATTGAGGGCATTACAAACAAAATGCGGATTAAATACGGTAAACGACTATTTGATATTTATTCGGTGATTGACAGTATGGAATCACACCGAGAATTGCAGTTAATGTGTAAAGAGGGCGAGGCTTATGGCGAATATTAATTTAACCCTAGATGACATCAAAGCGCATTTAAATCTTGATCATGATTTAGATGATGCGTTACTCGAAACCTATAAGGTCGCGACATTGGAAGTATGCCAAAAGCATATAGGCAAAACCTTTGGTGATGAAGAAACAGAAAATACCGTTCCGTTTACGCCATCAATTAAAGTCGGCTGCTTAATGTATATTGCCTACCTCTACACAAACCGTGAGGCTATAACAGACTTAGCCAATCTTAAACAAGCACCCATGACGATTTCCGCATTATGGGAAGTCTATAGAGAGCCTTGCGCTTACTAAGGATTTAGTAACCGATATGTCTTATCAACCGTTAAAACGTTGTAGTTATCCAGGATGCAGAAATAAAGTGAAGTCTGGTAGATGTGAAGAGCACAAGCCAAAGGATAACCGCCCAAGCAGTCGCGTACGAGGTTACGATCACAAGTGGAGTAAATACCGCGCGCAATACTTAAAGCATCACCCTCTTTGCGTGATGTGCTTAGAGAAAGGTATCTACACGCCCGCTACAGTGATAGACCATATTAAGCCAGTCGAGAACGGACAAGCAGACCCGCTATTTTGGGTTGAATCTAATCATCAATCTTTATGCCGTGATTGCCATAGCTATAAAACACGAGTGATAGACCAACGCGGATTTGGTGCGAAGAAGTAAACCGTTTTGATATCGAAACAATTAAAGCATGTCCATATGTACACAGTTGAGTTGTAGTCATATGGTAACAACTGAATGATGGTGATATATCCACAGTTGATTTGTGGTCATATGGTAACAGTTGAGCTAACCAATCCAAATTTGGATTGGTATAAATTTTGAACAAAAGACAATTTGAACAGGTGGGGGGAGTTTTTGAAAGAAATTGGCAAGCCTAAAGAACCGCCCGCCCAACTCAATTTTTACGCAAGGCAATTTTTTTGAAAATAAGGAAATGTATGAGTAAGAGAAGAAACTATAAAACCCCTGATTTTTTAGATGGTATCGCTAAAACCCAATGGAAAAGCCGAATTAAGCAACTTTCAGAGCGTGGCGATATTAAAGCAGAAGATTTAACTAACCTTGAAATTTATTGCGAAAACTACGCAATTTGGCGTCATTCCGTAGCAGATTTAGCCAAAAATGGCTTCATTATTGTGAATAGTCAAGGCACTCAATCAAGAAATCCAGCTTTATCAGCGAAAGCAGATGCTGAAAAAGTGATGATTAAGATGTCATCATTGCTAGGTTTCGACCCTGTAAGCCGCAGAAAAAATCCTATTGAAGTAGATGAAGTCGATGTATTAGATGAAATCCTAACTATGTAGGCGAAATATGGAAATATGGCAAGCATACGCAGAGAAAATCAAATCGGGTGAGTTAGTGGCTTGTAAGAAAATAAAACAAGCCGTAGAGCGTTATTTTAACGATTTAAACAATCCCGATTATTTCTTTGATAAAAGCGCGGTTGATAAGTTTCTAGCTTTCTCGAAACTATGCCCGCACGTTAAAGGACACTTACGCGGACAGCCTATTATCCTTTCAGATTGGCAAGTCTTTCTCTTTGCCAATATTCTAGGCTTTAAGCGTAAAGACACAGGATTAAGAAAATATCGCTCCGCTTACGTTCAAGTAGCAAGAAAGAACGCTAAATCAACGATAGCAGCCATTTTAGCTAACTGGTTTCTAGTGATGGAAGGCGGACAGCAGGATATATACACCGCAGCCGTTAGCCGAGATCAAGCAAGAATTGTTTTTGATGATGCTCGTCAAATGTGCTTACTTTCAGTTCCATTGAAAAAGCGCCTTAACATTCAACAACACAAGCTAATCAATCCGAAGAACAATAGCATTATGCGACCGCTTGCCGCTAAATCCTCAACGATTGAAGGAACTAACCCTAGTTTGGCTATTGTAGATGAATATCACCTACACGCGGACAACAGCGTATATAGCGCGTTAGAGCTAGGACAAGGCGCACGCCCTGAAGGTTTACTCTTTGCTATTACAACAGCCGGAAGTAACGTTATTTCAGCCTGTAAACAGCATTATGATTATTGCGCTCAAATCCTTGAAGGAAATGAGCAGAATGAAAGTCTATTTGTGTTGATTTTTGAGTTAGACGAAGAAAACGAAATCGACAATCAAGAGAACTGGATAAAAGCAAATCCGAACATAGGTAAATCCATTCCTTATCTTGATTTTGAGAACACAATCAAGAAGGCTAGGGATATTCCGTCCGAATGGGTAGAAATGCTAACTAAACGCTTTAATGTATGGTGCCAAGGCTCTACACCGTGGCTAGGTGATGGAAACTGGGCGCAATGCGAACGGAAGTACACGGAAAGCGATTTACTTCATCAAGATTGCTATTTAGGGCTGGATTTATCAAGTACCAACGACTTAACAAGCCTTTGTTATACATTCCCACACGGAAACAAAGTGCGCTTGCTTACACGACACTACATTCCAGAATTTCAGCTTAACAACGTGGCAAATAAAAACCGCGCAATGTATCGAAACTGGGTGCGCAGTGGTTGGTTAATAGCAACGGAAGGGGATTGTATCGACTACGATAAAATCAGAGACGATATTCTGAAAGATGCTGAACGTTTCAATATCAAAATGACAGGCTTTGACGTATGGAACGCAACCCATTTACGAACACAATTACAAGCGGCTGGGCTTGAAGTAGAGCCATTCCCGCAAACATACCAACGATTTAGCCCAGTGGCAAAAAGTGCGGAAGTTTTAATAAACAGACAGATGATAGAACACAACGGCGATCCGGTGCTGGCGTGGGCTTTATCAAATGTAGTTATGGAAACAGATGCGAATGCCAACATAAAACCAAATAAGAAGAAAGCAGCAAACAAAATAGACTCCGCCGTAGCGTTCCTGATGTCTTTCGGAACTTATCAACTTGAATATGGCGATCTGATTTTTGAGTTATCAGAAGAACACAAACAGGCACTAGAAGAATTTAATGGGTTGGATATATGATTAGATGTAAAGAGGCTAAGCAGAATTTACTATTATCGGCAGTAAAGCACTATAAAAAAAACAACCACACTTTTACCTTTATCAGTCTTTATGATGATGAAGAACCTTATCCAATAGAAGAAGTTATTTATGCTTTAAGGTGTAAATGTAATGCTGCAAAACGTGAAATAGATAGCAGACAGAATAGTCCTAATATGGAAGTGTTAGAAACAATTTACCATATTGCGCACAAAAATCTTGAAGATATGAAGAGGGCCGAAAGAAGAATTGCGAAAAGAAGATAGAATAAATCCCTACGTTTCACAACGTGGGGATTTTTTATACGTGACTACATCGCACGAACATATTATCAAATTGCTAATTTTTAAAATTTTCCCTAAAAAAAGGCTTTAGGGTACGTACTACAATTTGTAGCGAAGTTATTATAATCTAAGCGCAAAAATAAGAAATAAACGTAGCTTACCGCATTTAAACTTTGATAAAATAGAACAATAAATAATCAAAATATTAAAAGGGGTTAATATGATTAAATCTGTCTTGGCTGCATTTGATTCCTTTGTGTTTTCTGCTTTAGATTTTTTACTCTTTTTAGCAATATGCCTTTTTGTAATCCTGTTAGGTTACTTTTTTTGGCCAATCTTAAAATTACCTATATTGATCGGTGCAATATTAGCTATTACATATTTTTGTTATCAACTTTATAAATTAAGAGCAGAACAAAAACGTATAGAACAAACGACAAAATTAGCTGAATGGTCTAAACAAGAGTTACAGCGCCCAATCATTCAACAACTTTTGAAAAAAACAATAAGAAAGTAAATCATTCATTCCCGGAACAATAATTAGTAGTAGCAATAGCAATAAAGAAACTATGCTAACTAATATCTCCGTGAGTATAAAAAATAAGGCCAGATATGGAAAATAAAGAGTATATACTTAGTTTTTTTGTAATAGATAGTATGGGAAATGAAGTAGATAGCGATACCATCTCTATAAATGCGGTAGATAAAACAGACGCTAGAACGAAAGCTGTAAAATTTCTGCAAAAAAATTATAAAGGCAATAGATGGGAAATTGAATCTATTACATTAGCTGAATAACCAAATAAAGCGCATCTAGGCTGATCTCCGAAAGCAAGAAACCTTATCTTGTTGGTGCGCTCCTACCAATAAGGACAAATGCGAAAGGGGCGTTTATGTCGAATCAAAAGTTCTTGCCTAAAAAGGCATATTCAATCACTGATGCGGTAAAATATATCTCATTAAACTACAATATTAATATTTCAGAATACGATTTATTAGAATATATTCAATCAGGTGATTTACAAGCTTCAATTCATCTTGAAGGGCGAATTAATAAGATAGATAGCGTAAATAAACGGGAAATTCCACATAATAAAACGCTAAATATTAGAAATGAAGAAATATTTTTACAATTTAGCCAAAGGGAAACAAAGTCAGAAATAGAACACAACGAAAACTTTGAAATTTACAGAATAAAACTAAATAATATTTATTTTAGTATTGATGTTATATTAAATGATGCCTACTACCTCCCTGACTACTTTTCTAAAAATGATGAAATAAAGCTTTATACTGGAGAACTAGACCGTTTTAGAAATCTTGTTTTTAATGGTTATTTTCCTCTCTCTAAGGAAGTATTCGAACCATACAATACCCTAGAGCTAATAGAGCGTGGTTATATAGAGGAATTCCCTGATATTTATGTAAACACCTTTTCTAGGCTTTATCTTCATTTGCCTATTTACGAAAACAGAACAGAGCTTTATTTAGATGATATTTATATTATTCACGAGGATATGATCTCATTTTTGAAATTATTTTCCGTAATTGATGAAAGTTATGAACAGCAAGAAGAAATTCAGAAACTTAAAAATCAAATTAGTGATAAAAATAAACAAATTGAAGAATTCCAAAAAAAGATAGGGGAAAGCAGTAGAGAAATTTCTGGAAAATCTGAAACTTCTTACTTAAATCTTATACAAGCCTTAAAAGAACTTTGTTTGTCTGAAAATAGCTTTGGCAACCAAGAAGAATTAATAGTTTATATTAGTGAACAATATCAAGGTTATACTGGATTAAGTGAAGCTAATTTACGAGATAAATTCAGCAAAGCAAATAAAATCAAATAACCCTTCAAGAGATCTATATAGATTCGTTTTGGATCTATATAGATTTTGCCACCCTAAAAAATCCTTTCTAATACCTCCCGTTCGAACAACTCAACGGAATAGAACGCTATTCCACATGGTTAAACTAACGTGAGGTATTTTTTATGGAACAATCTCAAATCCAATCACAAAAATTAATTCCTGGTAAAACCGTTTGCCGCATTGTTGGCTTTCAGCGCACAAAACTAAATTGTTTGGTTAAAGAAAAAAATTTCCACAACCTATTCGGCTTTCACAAACCTTTGTTCTGTGGGATGTAGAAGAAGTAAATCAATGGATTGAAGAGCAAAAAGCCGCACGGGCTTAAGGTTGGGAAGATGAACGAAGCAAGAAAACCAACACAATTCTTAAAAGTGTTACACCGCTTAATTCTTTCTAGCATTAGCGGCATTGATGGTTATTCAATGGGCATGACGTCCGCACGTAACTATATCAGTGAACTTGAACGCAATCATTTAACTGGCAAAGTGAAACGTACAACGGAAAAGACTGCAGATGGAATGGGGCAATATTACCGCTATGAAATAGCAGATGCCGATCAGTTAAAACAGGTGATTTCCATTTATAAGGCTAAGGGAGGTGAACTTACTGAGCATGAAGAACATCAAGCCTACTTTCGATTCCGTTAAAAGAAAAACGCCGCAAGGCTATCCAATGCGGCGTTTAAACCTTCAAAAGGTAATTTTTATCAATACGTTAAGGTCATTTAAAAATATGGAAAAACTAACCATGAATTTAAATCATAGATATTTTAATCAATATGAAATATTTTTCAAGTTATTTTTGATTGAAATCGCTTTACAAACCACAGTTAATTTTGGCATCATGAACACGCAATCAGAAAAAGTGATTGCCAGCCGTGGA